ATGTGAGCGAGTAAATGGTTTAGCCGTTGTCTTAGAAGGTAACGCTGATAAACTTAACCCTGTAGACTATCAATACAAAATTGATCCTGCAACTAAGCAAAAAGTTCCAGTAAAAATCACTAAATTTGAAATCACAAGTGAGCCAATCGTAGTAGAGCTGAAAGTAAAAGAAGAAGTTCTTGCTTTCTTAGCTGCTACAGGAGGACCACAAGCGATGTAATCATAGTTTTAGTTTATTTAGTTTTAGTTTTTAGTTATTTAGTTTACCAACCAAAAGAAAAGGGGCTCTTAATAGGGCCCCTTTTTTTATAATCTTATTACTCTTGGATGTTCTATCCCGTTTGCTATGACGACATCTAATCCTAGTATACTTTCTATCACAACATCGTCTTCTTCCTCTACTCCCATTTCTTTTAATAGATCCTCAAACTGATCCTCTGTAAGCAGTACCACATTAGGTCTTACTGCTAACCCATCCTTCTCTGAGTCTAAATAGAACTGGTTTATAAGTTTATCTATATCTGCTATCTTAATCATCTTAATTTTATTTAAAGCGAATATAAAACGAATATATTAAATCCGTATCTTTTTCTACTAAATCAAACGAAACTCCTGGATAACCAGGACCAAAGTTATTCATTATCCACTTAGAAGAGCCGTACATAGACAATACATTCCTATATCTAAACTTGTAAACTTGCTGCATGCTCTCTGTATGTAGGTCACCTTTTACTATTGAGATGTTTTTATTCTCTCCTAAATTGTGGTGATCTATATACTTGTTAAGGAAATTTTCTGCTTTCTCAGTTAAGAAAAGGGGAAGACCATGCTTAAGATCCTCAGAGTCTTTTCCATGAGTAAAAATAAATGTATGTTTTCCATAGTCAAAATGTTCTAAGAACTTCTCCATTATCGTTACTTTGATAAAAGGATAAGCCGTATTTAAATAAAGAGTTAGTGCTTGGTTAGTTATGTAGCCAAAAGAACCTGAGTGGTTATCTTCTGTCTGCATAATAGCATGAATGTTATTAGCTAGGTTTTTTTCTACTAAAAGATCAAAGAATCGCTTATGAGCATAAAGATAAGTCATAAAAGACTCCTTATTGTTCATGTTCTGGGGAAGTGCATGTCCTCCTCTAGTAGTATGACCATTCCAACCATCTAATGAATCTCCTAAATCACAAATAAAAAGATCTTCTAACCTTCCATAGGTCTTTACTTGCTTCTCTATCTCTTCTAATACTCTCATCATACGTACTTCGAAGACATCTTCGTTGTACTGATTGTTGAAAATAGAGTTAGGATGAGTAAGAGCACCTACGTGTTTGTCACTCATGTAGACGAATAAGCCTCTCTTAGACGCTATAGGAGACTTTCTAGGTGTTGGGTACGGAGTTATATTAGATTCTAGAAAAACCTCTCTGAGAACGTTCTCTATGTCTTGAGGAAAAGTATCCTCAGGCTTTATAGAAGCAAATAAGGCTGACACTAGCCAACCTGATTGTTTTTCTTTACTCCAATATTGTACTAATCTCCACTTAGATCTATCTATTTTGTGGATTTCGATGATTTCTTCAGAAGATCTAGGCTGAGTAGAAACTAGTTTAGATACCTCAAGGGTACCTTTATCTAGATTCTCATCATAAGTTCCTGTAATTTGTGTAGGTTGATCGTTAGGCGTTAAAGGTTTATCTGCACCCAACTTATACATAGCAGTTCTTTTTAAGTCACGAACTCGCTTAGCTCTTAGTTCATTATATACTTCTGGTTGGTAGTTGAAACGAATAGCAACTTCTAAAGCTGACTCATCCGTATTTGGATTATCCATGTAGTGTTGGATAATCTGTTTTGAGATTGGCATCATAGGCTGGTAGGTTAAAGTATTAACCCTATGGTTAACAAAGCTATAGCAAATAACCCGCCTTTCAAAACGTTCTTTAAAGTTTTAATTGTTTCTGCTTGAGACCTAACTTTAGTATCTAAGCGAACTATCTCTACTTTAGCGGTATCTAAAGCCTTTTTATAGTTAGGGATAATAGAATCTTTATACAAGGATAACTGAACGCTATCTGTCTTGATAATCTTCTTAAGACTTACTACTCTCTCACGTGCTTGAATTCCTTTTAGGAACTCATCATTCAACTCCTTTAAGGGTAAGCTGTCTACTGATTGTGAGTAAGAATTTTGTGCCGTCAATATCAGGCATAGTGTCAATAGCAATCTGAATTGTGTCATACTTTAGGGTGATTTGTTCGTAACGGAAATACTCTTCGTGCTTTATATGTTCTAGAGAGTCAATCTTTTCAAAGTAGGTATCGTTTTGTTTATCTATAGAATCAATAAAAGATATTACTTGGTTAGTATCTTGTTCCTGTACATACTCATACTTAAAAAGTAAGTAAGCAATGATGAAGAAAAAGATAATATTAAGTTTAATCGAGAGGTTTTTCATTATCGTGGTTAAATTTATGTTGATCTATCTTTGCTAAGATCTGAGATAGTACACTGTTGTTTATTACTCCTACTGTGTTAGCATTTTTAAGAGCACTAATAAGTTGGAAAACAATAAAAGGAGCACAGAAAGTTTCTGAAAGCCAGAACGTACCATCAAATCCTTTCTCTACCATTAAGATAGCAGAAAGAATCATTACCCAAGCAAACAAAGTCTGAAGTACTTTAACTGCTTTTCTTGTTTGAAAACCAATCTTCTTAGTACCTGCCCATACACCAAAAAATCCATCTACAAATACAACAGCAACAATCGCTAAGTATTGTTCTGCGTTATCTGCAGTTAGATTTAAAAAATATGTGCCCAAAAAGGCACATACTGTGGTGATAGTTACTAAAAGGGTCTTCATCAATTAAGCGTTGTAAGCAATAATAGATCCTGAAGCAAGTGTTATAGAAGAGATAGTTGTTCCTTTAGCTACGCTAATCTTCATTCCTGGTGCCAAAGTAACTCCTGAAAGACCTAAGCTTGTCATAAGACTAGCTGCGTTCTGATCCAAGATAGCACTAACTACAGCTGATGCGTTAACAACAAAGTACTGAAAAGTACCTGTAACTGGTGATGTGCCTGAGATTACTTTACTGCCGTTCATACCTGCTTCCGCAGTTACGCTAGCGTTGATGCAACAAAGTTGACCTTCGATGTGACGAAGTTTCTTTGATTGCTCTCTGAGAATGTCATGTGTTTCCATAAATATTTATCTTTACGACTGTTAAGTCCGACCTTAGTCCGTATAACAAAAATACTTTAATTAAAAATAAAGTCAAGTTATTCTTCCTCAGGCTCAGGGGTAATATCTAGTCCTCTTCTGTTTCCAATTATATCCATGAAAGGATAAGCAATAGAAATTCCTTCTTCTGTATTTCCTTCCTTAATATCTTCTACTCTACTTCTGTAAGAGTCTCTAAGTTTAACTAACTTATTCTCTAGACTTGCAGGTACAGGTTCTCCTTTTGCTTTATATCCTCTTATCTCTTCTTGAATTTCTTTAAGTTGTTTCTTAAAGAATTTCTTTTCTTGAGCTAAGCGAGTTCTTGTAGGCATAATCTCAAGACCCTCGTGATCTTTAGTGTATCTAGTCCTAAGTTCTTTGGTATAAGTTTTAGGAGCATAATCATTAAATGCTCTGTTCTGAAACTCTATAGACTTAGGACCAATAAACGATCCTCTAAGTCCTAAAAATTCCATACCTAAAACGGCTAATCCAATCTGTCCTGCTTGCATAGGATGAGTTTTATCCCAATCTACTTGATTAGAGTTAGACTTATAACGATAGTAAGGATCTGAAGTCCACAAATCTTCATCTGTCCAGAATTTTTTCCATACACTAAAAGGACCTAAAGCTGCCCAACCAATCTTCTCAAAGATAGATACACCGTTTGCTTGTTCAGAAATGTAAGTAAACTTCATTTCATTCATACCCCAAAGAGTGAAGACACCTTCAGCTTCGTTTGTAGTTCTCTTTAATCCTAAACAAACATAGTCTTTCCAATCTGCTTCAGAATCCTCTTCACAATCCATTGCAAGAGACATCTGAATAATTAAGTTAGCAAGAACTGTGTAAGTACCTAAAGAAACTGCAAACTGTTTTAGACCTGCCTGTTGTACTTCTGAACTAGTTGACCAAGTCCTAACAAAGTTTCCTTTATCCAACAATACAACATCTCTGATAAATCTCATTGCTGCTTGGTGTGAACCTATTGTACGAATACCTGCACCATAATGTACAGTGTCTGATCCCCAAGTAGTTTTTAAATCAGGTATAACCCACTTCTTCAAGAACATAAGAGACCTAAACCAAGCATTCTTCATTGCAGTAGGCTGAGCTTCAACAGAATAAATACCTTGTGCCCTTTCGTTAGCCAACTGAATATTCATTCTTACTTGTTGAATAAAGTTAGGATCTACGTCTACGTTGTTTTTAGGCTGTATAACGCCATTTACTAACTCGAATGCATCTTTTAGTGGTATTGTAGTAGTTGATCCTTTTAAGGGCACTCTGTACTTGTTTAAGAAAGCATAAGTCGTTACAGCTGATATGTCAAATTCAGTAAAATCCCTAAGCGTAGAAATTGCTTTCCATGCTTTACCATACTTAACCAAACCTTTGTTGTTAATTTCACTTGCTTGGTTAGCCATAGACTGAGTACCTGTAAAGTAATCCACTAAAGAAACTCTATAACTCTTATTACCAAATTGATTATAGGTTGAATAAAACTCTTTACTAACTCCTAGAGTATCTCCAAAGGCTTTTGCCATATCCTTAGCTGTGATATGATAAAATCCAAGCTGAGAGAATATCTTAAGATAACCGTTTATCCAGTTTTGTGGTAAAGTTAAAAGACTAAAACCAAGAGTTTTAAATCCTGCTAAACTAGAAACACCACTAATAATACTATTGGTTCTACGTAAAAGCTTAGAATCATTTTTGTCTTCAAGTACTTTACCATAAAGTTCTCTGTCTACTAAATCTCTAATTACTTTAGAAGAAAGAGACTCAGACTTACCTTGGTTAAACACTTCTTCCATAGTAAGGACTGTAGACTGATACTTACGCATTACTTTAAATCTTTCAGAAGAAGTAGCGTAAGAAGCCATAGAAGTCATAATATCATAAGACTGTTCTTCTATAGGAAGAGTACGAGCATAACGATTGAATAGTCTTCTAGACTCTCTTACTACGGGATCACCAAACGCATCTGTTTGATAAGCGTCTCCGTAGATATCTTCTTCCTCAGAGAAAGCCTCACGATCACCTGTAAACCAGTTCTTAATTCCTTTAAAGAATTGTTTGATGGTGTTTGCTTTAAGTTTAACTAAGTCTATAAACTCTCCCCTAGTCTTTCTCATACCAGGAATCAAATCTCCTAACTTATCTTTTTGATACAGACCTTCTTGACTACGGTAGTGGAGTTCTCTCATTCTACCAAGTAAAGCTTTCTGATTGTTTGATAAATTATTGTAAGCAGAGTTATAGTAAGGACCACCTGTTACTGATTTAAAAGTAACTTCTCCTGGCTTATAGTTATCGTTTTTGTATTTAGGACTAACTACAGACTTATACCACAAAGAAGAAGGAGCATCAGTCTCAATATATTTAGGATCGTTAGGTCTAGTAACTCTCCACATAAATATAGGCTCTTGTACTGCTACTACACCTCTAATCTCAGGGTCATATCTATACTTAGTAATGTGGTTATTCTTATACCAGTCAGAGTTTTTAAATCTAATGTTAGTCTCACGTTCAACAGAGTCTACATCCCAATCAGTGTGTTCTGTAAATACTCTAGTTCTGATTGCTTTTAATTGATTGTCTACAGCGTTAGTATAGTATTCAGAGTTTACATTGCTTTGAAGGGCTTGTAAATCCTGTATTAGTTCTCCTAGTCTTCCCTTTACAGCATCACTTAAAGGACTATCTTGCTTAAGCAAAGCTTTAATCTCTTCGATCTGTTCTTCTACTTCTTTTGCTTTCTTTACTTGTTTGTCTGTAATACTTACAGGATTGTAAACCCCATTAGTATCTCTTGTTCCTAATAAAAGATTAAACAACTCAGAGTACATATCACTTAGAGAACCTCTGTCGCTAAGTAATCGCTGAATTTCGTCTAAAATATCTTTTCTTGTATCGTAGAACTCTTGAGTGTAAACAGTTCTTGTGTAGATACTCGCCCAGTTATTGTAAGCTTTATGTGCATCATCTCTTTGTTGAGTAGTCTTTGCTGCTGCTAAAGATTTAGCTAACTGTGCTTTCTTATCTACTAGCATCCTTTCAAACACAGCTTTACTGTCGGAAGTAAGAACAAAACTTACAACGTTAGCAGATCTTTTACCTTCTTTCCAAGCCTGAATAGCTAAAGCATCTTCTAAAGGTTTTCCCTCTTTAAGAGTTCCATCTTCTGTATAAAGTCTTTCTAACTCGTAAAGCTCTTGTTCTTTGTCTCTTAAGCGTTCTAAGATTTCGTCCTCAATGATACCTGTACCAAACTCTTCTCTAATTGCTGCAAGTTCTTGGTAGATTTGATTACGTTTAAACTTAATATCATCTGGAAGAAGTTTTTGAATCTCGTAGTAGTCGTCTGTAAATGGACGCTCTGTGTATTCCTCGTAGAATTTCTTAAGATCTTCTTCTGCTTGTTCTCTGATTTCTTCGGTTGCTCCAAAATCAATTGTATGCTTTAACTCAGTAATTCTGTTACCTAACTCAACTGTTTTAACTTCTGTGTTAAGCGAAAGAACTTTTTTGTCTTTAACTAATTGACCATCAATGATTTCATAAAGAACTGTTTCTCTAATGAAAGGTTCAAAAAACTTTTTAGTATCTAATGCAGAACCTATAAATCCTCCTTCACTAGCAGCAACATCATCCATAAGATCTTGCCACTCACTAGCTATAGGCTTTAAGTTTTCTTGAAACTCGTTATTAATACTTCTTATGTAGTTAGCAATCAACTGAACTCCTGGGTTCTTTGTTCCCATTGCAGAGTCAATAGCTAAGTACCAAGGAGAGTTAGTGTCTGCTAAGAACTTTTTAATGTTCTCAGGAGTAAGCAAACTATCTTGCTTTTCTTTTTCTAACTCTTTGATTCTCTTAGTAATAGTAGCAGTTTGTGTCCTTGACTTTAACTTTTCTATATCTCTATTGAAAGAATCTTCAATGTCTTTAGACTGTGCCTTAAAGGTATCAGCAAGTTCAGTTATTACAGGATCAACAATCTTATTGTTATGACCATTCTTAATAGTAGCAATTGCTGTACGCATCCAAGAAAGGTTCTTAAGGAAAGCATCCTTCTGGACTTCACTACGCATCATCTCATCTAAAGCACGAGTAGTAAACAAGGCTTCTATCTTCTTAACATGTTTCTCAATAGCTAAAGCTTGCTTATAACCTCTATGCAAGTCTCCTAGCTTTTTACCAGAAGGGATAGTAGGATCTTCTAGAATGTTGTTTAAGTGACGAACAACTCCTGTTAAGTAAAGTGCATTGTACTGTAAGTAATCTGCAAGTTCTAATACAGAGGCGGCTACATCTTCTTTAGTTACAATGTTCTTAACTTCTTTGATAGCAGCTAATGCTCTTTGGAGAGACTCACTACCTAAGCCTAAGTATTTGTTTGTGTCTAAGATCTTTTTAAATTCAGTCTCACTAATAGCATTAGCGATTACTTGTACTTTTTCTGCGTAGTCTTGGAATACAAAAGGATCATTAGGCGAAATCTTTACATAGCTAGTAAGTGCATCAACTTCTTCTGCAGGAACAATCCTTTGGAACATATAATCACTTACTGCTTCTTCGTTGAACTCTGTCTCAAAAGCAACACTAGGATCTACTAAAGAGTCTACTAAACTAGACATAGCTAACTGTTCAGTACTTCTTCCTCCTAGGTCTTTAATAAGAGATTTAAACCAATCAAGTACCTTGTCAAACAAACTTCTGTTTTCTTTTCTAGCAGCTTGTCTTCCTAACTCAGTTACGATAACTTCTTCCCAGAATGAATCTGTTCCTAAGTACTCAGGATAAGAAGCTTCTACATGAGAATACGAAGAAGAATTAGGAGTTTCATTATGTAAAGTTTCTACTTCTTTCTTAAGCTGTTCAAATAGTTCAGGATTAGATTCTCTGATTCCTCTAACTACAAAGTGCCCGAACTCATGCCAAGGAGTATCTTCTTGTATAAGAGTAGGATTAATTTCTATCTGTCCTGTAGCTAAGTTTACTTTTGCTACCTCAGGTATTTCAGTGTTCCACTTCCAAGTAACTCCAGGAAATTTAGAAACCAATCTATTTAGTAACTTAGTATAGTTTTTAATCTGTGGGTCTTTAAGGGCTTGAGTTAATGCAAATCCTTTTTGGAACATTGATCCTGTGTAAGCATAAACTTCTCCGTCAATGACTACCTCGTTTGCAGATTCTAATTTCTCCATGATAGCAGCCTTCTCTCTACGAATAGCATCATGAATATCCATTAGTTCTATCTCTGCTCTCATAGATTCTTCTTCTAGGAACTCTACTCCCTCTACTAGTAAGGTAGCATAACGACCACTTAAGTCAAATTCTACGTAGACTTCTCCATTAGAATCTTCTCTTGCATAAGCAGGAGAAGCATCAGTTACTAAAGGATACATTTTATTTATGTCTGAAGCTAAACCTGCCGCATAACCATAAAGAACTTTACCTCCTTTAACTGTTTTGGTAGATGATAAGTAAATTTTGTTATCAGCTACTCTTACAGACTCTCTACCTTCTATTGCTTTTACTACAGTATCAAACTGTTTCTTAGCTACGTATTGTTTCTTATCTGCGATACTATTAAGTTTCCAGTACTCAGGATCCATTTGAGACTCTTTAAGGAAGTCATACTGTCTCTCTAAGCGAATAAATCTGTCAGATACAAACTTAGCATCCTTCCTACTAAACATAGTAGTAGGCATACTAATAGGCATAGTAGAAGTAGCTACAAACTTTTTAAACCCATCTATGTCTTGTTTGTTTCCTAATATATGTATCTGTTCTGGTTCAAATACTACATACTCTTTTTTAAAGTTTTCTGGATTATACCCATCCCTGTCTCCAATTAATTGTAAAGCATCTTCTTGAGTAGCTTCTATAATAAAACCATCATTTGTGTTTTTATAATTTTCAACTTTTCTATCTACGAAATCAGTTACTTTAGGATTTTGCATATTAATTAATAAAGCAACAGTTGTCATCAGGTCATTACTGCCGTCTTCTGCCATTTCAGCCATCAAGTCTGCTTGATCTCTAGTACCAGAGTAGAAACCATTTTTCCACCTATCTTTATTTTTAATGTTATCAATAGTAAATCTACTGTGATAAAGAATATCTTTTACTTTACTTCCAGGAAAGATAGAATCTAAGTACTGAGAGTATTGTTGAGGTGTACCTATGTTAACTAACTCAGGGTTAGACTCAAACAATTCAGACACTCCATCTCTTATAAATGCAGTAGATAGGTTATAGTACTTAGCAGGAACATCTCCCTGATACTTATCCCAGAGATAATAAGCATACTCTGGGACTATAGATTGGAGAGACTCAAACTGAGCTTTTATAGTAGGATCTGATAGGTTAGGACAAAACATAGTTAATGGCTTAATACAAATATAGTTTATTTAAAATTTAATCAACAGTTTTTACTTAGGTTGTTATTGATCTCACGTAGACTGTTGAAGGAATCTTTCAGTGCAAAACTGTTGTCTACTGGTAACTCTAAAGTTAACTGTTGGGATACAGGACTAGGCAATTGAGTCTCTTCTATAAAAGGAGTAGCATTCATTCCTTCTTCCAAAGGCATTACTCTTCTCATAGTTATCGTAACTCTATAAGAACCAGGTTCGTAAGTCTTACCATCTATGTTGGTGGTTAATTCAGGTAAGAAACTGTCTTGAGGCTTAGGCAATGTTCTATGCCAAACTTCTCTGTTTACACCATCAACTCCAAAAATGTAAGCAGTACCTGCCTTAAGATTAATTTGTTCAGGGCTACTATTTCTGGGTTCAATAGAGAAGTTTCCTGTACCTCCAAGATTGACTCCTATAACAGGATAACCAATAGCAGATCTACTCTCATCTACGTCATTATGTAAACTAATAAAAGTAGTTTCCTCGTATAAATTAATAATTGCTCCATCATAGTTAGTCATATCTACTCCTGAAGCTTTCTGCATCAACTCCCTGAAACGACTAGTAATAGGAGCCAGAGGTAGGTTATTTATAGAAGAATCATAATACCCATACTTAGTCTTATTTGCAGGATTAATAACATCTGGAATATTCATTGCTTGTTTTCCAGGATTGTTCGATTTATAATCCCACCTTAATCCTAAACCAATCATCTTACTTGCGGACTTCCCTTTATTAGTTTTAGCTGCCTGTTCCTCTAAGAAAGGTTTTAAGTAGTCAAATAACTCTAATTGTTCTTCTTTAGTTAAAGCAGATTGATTTACGTATATCCCATCTTTAACTTTTGTTCCTAAAATCATCTGTTTAGAACCGGCATTAGTACTCTTAGTAATACTCTCTATAGAAGCTTCATACTGAGCTACAATGTTATCCCTAGACAAAAGATAGTCTTTGTAGTAGGTCATAGTCTTAGGCGCTTCTGCATTACGGAACTCTGGATGATTCTCAGTAAATCGAGTTAAGAAGTTTTTAAAGAAATTAAACTCAGAAGGAACACTAACAGATTCTGTTCTTACTTCAAATTCTTCAGGCAAAATTATATTATCAGGAATACCAACCTTACTGTTCATTCTACTAAAGAAATCTTTCATCTGTTCAACACTTCTTCCTGCTAACTTAGTTCCTATTACTGTAACATAATACTTATTGTCAGGATTATCTATAGCCTCCATTCTTAATGCATTAAGATCTTCTACAGTCATTCTATCCATTACTTTCTTATTGTCCTCAGTTAAGTCATTATACTTAGTAAGTTTACCGTTCTGATACATTTTTGTTCTTACTGCAAATGCTTGACCTTGTTTTCCTGTTGCCTGACCTTTAACTGCTCCAAAGTTTTTAACTGCATCTTTTGCTGCTCCTAGTCCATGTACACCTCTATCATTAGAACCAAATACAAAGAAACCATTATCAGGTAAATTAGACTTAGTAACCTTTTCAGGAGTATACTCTCTTTCTACAACTGCACTTTCTGAAGCATCTAACTCCCTACTAAAGTTTTCAATAACAGAAGTCATAGGAAGGGTGTAGATAGACTCAGGAATCAAAGGCAAGTAAGAATCAAACTTCTTATTTAATTGACTTCCCATAATACCAGCGTAAGCAAATGCCTTAAAGAAAGCTTGCATATCTCCGATAAGTTCAGAGTCTAAAGCGTTGTCAGGATTTAGCTCTGAGTGAGACCAATTGAATCCTCTCTCAAACTCTTCCTTATACATATCAACTGAATAGTCTAAGTCTGTATCCAAGATACCTGTTCTAATATACTTAGAGTCAACATCTGTAGTTGCACTCATAATATCAAACATAATATTATCAGCAGCAATTCCTCTATTACGCAGTCTACTCTTAAGGTTAGTAAGCATAGTTGCTAAGTTTGCAGGACTTGTTTTATCTAAGTAAGCTTCAAACTGAACCACCTGTGGTACGTTATTAATGTACAAAGCATAAAGCAAATCATTCTTAAACGTACGGGAGAACTTATCATAGTCTAGTTTTCTATTTATCTTCTGGACTACTGCAAACTGTCTGAGAATAGTATTTGTAATCTTAGGATTAGCAGAGATAGGAAATACTTGAACAAACTTATCTAAAACATCTTGTTGTACTTGGAAAGGAGCAATGATTGAGTTGTTTATGATATCGTCCAGACCTTTCTTGTTAAAGATACCTGCTTTCTCTCCACCTTCTTTTATGTAAGGAATCAAACTTAAGATGTTAGATCTGAATGATTCAAAGTTTTGAGGAGAGAATGTATCATAATCTGTAGCCAATGAAATAGTAGCTAAGTCTCTTGTTTGGTCTTCTAGCTCAAGGAACTGTGCAAATCTTCTAAGATCCTGTAAAGGGTCTTCAACACTAAGCATTAACTCCTTAGAAGTTTCTGATGTAGTGTTTTTTAGCATTTGGTTAAATACATTGTTAATCAGTTTGCCACGAATAACTCTTCCAAATTCATTCTTAGAAGTATCAATCAAAGACTTAACTACACTTCCTTCAGAAGCATTCTTGTACATAACATCTAAAACTTCCTCTATAGACTTTCCTCTAGAGTATCGTATAATAGAAGATTGTTTTCTAATTCCGTCAGTTAAGTTAATTAGCTTAACCATATCAAAGAATCTAACACCTGCCATGTTAGCATAGTTAACTACAGGAGTGATTACGTTGTTAAGTCCAATTTTAGCAATACCATCGTTCTTTTCAATATCTACGTGAGCACTAATCATCTCACCTGATATGTTCGATATCTTATCTCCGTCTATGTTAAATACACCACTAAAGTTTAAGAATCCATCTACAGTTCTATTTGCATCTAAAAGAAACTTTCTGTTACCGTTCTTATCTTCTCTGTAGAAGGTAGTTCTTTGTAACAATGCGTGGAATACGTTATTCTTAGCATCTGTACCCAAAGAAGTCTTATAAGTATTCAAAGAGAATACATACAACTGGTATAAAGGACTGACAAGGTTAGTAAGAGACGCTGTAGTAATATCTGATGAACTACCAAACAACTCTACTGCTTCTGTAACTTTAGCAATGTCGTTAGGGGCAATTAAGTCTTCGAAGATTTCAGGCTGAGATAAACGATTAGAGATGTTAAGAAGTAGTCTATTTGTAAAGCGACCTCTAAGATTCTTTAATTCGTTCTTGATATCTCTTCCTTCTTTTGCAATAACACTAAGTCTAGTATTAATGTTTATGATTTCTTGAGAGAGTCCTTCATCCGATATCTCTGATAAGGTGGCTCTGAGTACCTTAATCCTATTTTTAATGTCTTTAGAGAGGTCTTTCTTTTCAGTAGATACTTCTCCTGCTGCCCACTTCCTTAATCTTTCTTGATCTGTCTCGGTAATAGCACCTTCGTCTACAAGTTCTTGTTCGTTTACATACTTGTAGGAACGAAGTTCTTTATACAAAGCAGATACTCTAGTGTCTGCAGCAATACCACGACTAACAAGGATATCTTGTAAGTCTTGAATAAGGTCTTGTTTATCCTGGTAGAACTCTCTAAACAATTCTTTATTTTCTTGTAATCTATTTATAAGATCTTTCTTTAACTCAAAAGCTTCTTGTGAGGTAATCTCAGGTCCGTATGTAAAACTTCCGTCTGCATTCAATACAGGATCATAACAGAACAACTTATCAATATCAAAGTCACCACCAGACTTAATTACAATCTCGTCAGGAACTAAAATAATTTCTCCACTTTCTTCGGGTAAGAATTCTACTATCTCGTAGTTCTCCATTGAACGATGCTTCTCTCCAGGAATACGAATAGCTTCCATGGTAAGTTGATTAGCATAACGACTTCTAAACTTAGGATTAGCAAGTGCTTCATTCAAACGAGTAAGCGCAGTATGTGGGTTTATTACATTACCCTCATTGTCTAGTTGACCAATAGGTTGTTTGTCTACAGGTGAAAGAAGATTAAGCAAAGGGTAATATCCTTTTGAGAAAGAGACCATAGCTTCGGCCTTAGTAATCTTTCCATCTACTATATCATAGAATCTTAACTTCCTTGAAGGTCTAATCAAAGATACAGGATACTGTACTCTCTGTGCACCAGGAAGCTTTTGTTTAATGATTTGATTCTTAACACTAGATACAACTGCACTCTCCATAACAGTACGATCAATCATACTATCAAGGCTGTGAGTTAAAGTACCATCTTCTTTTAATCTAAGAAGATCTTTAGTAGACTCTGCTGCATTCTTTTTAGAAATCTCACGAATCAAGAACTCTACAAGTTTCTCTTTGTCGTCTAACTGTTCTAAGAAATTAAGTTTATCAAAGTTAGTAAGATTCTCAATGATAGATTTGTAAGACTCATACAAAGCTTCTCCGTCAGGAGTAGTGATATCCTTATATACAAGTTTACGGAACTGAGTACTGAAGATGTTGTTAAAGTCTTCTTTGTTTTCAATTAATACCTGCTCTTTAAGGTTCTTAAGATCAATCAATCCTACAGGTACTGCTTTGTCTTGTACTTCTCCTTTAGCATTAAATAAACTTACAGGCTTAACAGTCTCAGACAACTTAGTGCCTGATTCAAATACTGCATACTCTGCAGAAGAAGCATGAAGTTTCTGAAGAATAGAAGCGAGTTTAGGATCACCTATAATCTCAGAAGGAAGAATAGGCTTCATAGAATACTTGTGACCTACAGGAACTGACTCTCCACTTTCTATTTTGTTATGACCTGCGTACTGTAGTTTCTTAATAGTAAACTTATAGAAAGGACCTTTATTTAATTCTTCCTCTAATTCCTTACTGAGCTGGTCTCTAGTAAACTCGTCTGCTCTTTGTAACTCTAGGTATTTTTTATAGATCTTATCTTGACGATCAAACTCTTGCTTCATTGGAAGAGTAATACCTGTAGACAAAGAATAGAACTTACGATAGAAATCTAATGTACAGAAAGCTGCAGCATTTTGTTTTTCTGATTTAGGATCATTTGTATAAGCATCTTTGTACTTACCGTAGAATTTACTTGCTTTTGCTGTAGGGGATTTAATTGGCTCATCCTTTAAAACGAGGTAAGAGATTTGATCTACTGCAGCTCTATTAGCATTTATTTTAATTCCTACTTGACCTGCATGTGCATGGAAAGCATCTCTGTGAGAATACATACTTAAACCAGACCTATCAGATAATAAGTAATCTATATTCTGTTGATCAATTATAGCATAAGAACCAAAAGCATTCCACATACTCAAACGCTTTTCGATATCTTTAGGATTCTTGTAGTAGTAAGGATGGTTAAAGAATATCTTATGTTGTTCAATACGAGAAACAAAAGAGAAGAAATGATACTTAAATAAATCTACTTTATCTACAGGATAAGTCGTACCTAAGATAGCTTCTGATCCTTTTACATTACTTGCAATGTATTCTTGAAACTTATTAAATACTGCTTGTGCCTCAGGCATTTCTTTAAATACGTCCTCTAAAGACTTTGTAGAGTCTGCTGATGTGTATGCTGCGTATAAAGCAGTACGTTGTTCAGGAGTAAAGATTTTATGGAAGTATGTAAGTTTAGGAGAACCATCTCCGTCTAAAGGACTAATTTTATATTTATCAGAATCCTTAAGAGTAACTTCAACTTCAGACTTAATAAGAGGAAGAATTCTACTTACAAACAAACTGTAAGGAACTTGCGCTGGCCCATAAGCAATGAACTCATCTACTTGGTTAGTAGAGTTGTTAAAGCCCAAGAACTTTCTTAAGCGAAGATCCATGATTAATCCCCTAGTAGTTGACTTACCACTAAGACGGTTAATCTCTTCTACACCTGACTTAACTAATCCTAAAATATCAGCATAGTGTTTCTTAGCTTCATTAGAGTCAATTGTCTTTTCGCCTTCTCCTCTATCTTTAATTCCTAACAAGTTACCAAGTTCTACTTTTCTGTAGACTTGTTGGTTCTGCATCTTATCTGTAATTCGGTTACCTGCTGTATTAAACAAGTAAGACAATACAAAAGAACCTATTGTGTTGGGATTATTTGTGGGATCTAGATGAGGAAGTTCTCTGTAAACATCTTCTAATGTAGGATAAGATACCTCATCGTTTAATACTCCAAGAACTCTAGTCATTAATGTATGTTGGTTTACAGACCAGATTTGTTTCTGTACTGCATTATACCTCATGTCATTAACATACTGAGGGTTAGCCTCTACCTCATATTGTATAATATTTGATATACTAGTATTTTCTCCTTCTACTTTAATCTTAGATCCTTTATCTTCAATCATATGAGAACTAGAAATACTTGCTAAAGGAGTTGCAATGTAAGCCTGTACCTGAGATAAAGATTTAAGTTTATTATAAATTAAAGATACTCTAGCAGACTGTACAGTTGGATCTTCCTTAACAAACAACTCAATAGAGTTAGGACTTAAGTTAAATCCTAATGGAGTTAACATATTATACAAAGAACGATTGTAGTCTTCAAATTCTTCTTCGTCAATAGGTACTGCAGGGATACCAGGGAAAGTATTAAAGTACTTTGTTGTATTTAAGTATGCTGTACCTGTCTCTGCATTAGTCAAAGAATACTCAGAAGGGTTAAGAGAAAAAGCTGAGTCAAAAGAACGCCTAATGTTTTGAGCATCTAATGATTGTGCTTGGAATACTCTTACGTCTTCAATATTTCCATCTTCATCTCTCTTGATGTCTGTAGTGTAGCCTTCAATGTAAGGCATACTAAAGATACGATAGAATTCATTCTTAAAGTTTAAGTCACTAGTAAAAGTTAAGTCTTCTTCTGGTGTAGGCAAATAAGATAGAAACTCAGTAAATTGAGGATACACTTCAGCAATGTTTTCTACCCTACTAAATAGTTCTGAGTAAGAGTTTACTCCTGACAACCTGCGTTGTAGGATATTCCAGTTAGAACTAAAGTCGCTCAACAGAGGAGTTCCAAATACAGGATGAAATACTTGTACCCCGTTTTCATATCTAGGAAGCGTTCTAAGAGCACTAATTAAAGTTTGTGAAGCCAACTGCTTCTGGGACATTTCGTTTACGCTAGCTTCATACGAAGCAAACTCAGCATTGACACTTTCTTGTTCAACTATCTGATTATTTAAAAGTGCCTTTCTAACTTTATCTTCAAATAAGAAAGAGTTTTGCTTATGGAATTTTACTGTAGCTTCAAAGTTTTCTAAAAGGTCTACAATAGCATCAATACGTGGAACGTATTCTACATTATCAGTTTGTTCGTATGATTCTAACAACTGAGTATATTCAGAGTCTAATCGCTTAGCCATCATAGAGTAGACTAGATTTGCTTGCTTAGGATTAGCTAGTATGTTTACAAACGTAACTCCTTTGTCTTTAGACATAGCACTAGTAGTAGCTACATAAAGACTGTCTAAGTCGTCTAGGTACTTTTTAGAGTCTACATAAGAAAGTGCATGACTTACTCCTTCAGCGTCATTGTAAGTGTACTTACCAGAGTAGAGTTGTTTAAAGTATTGATTAGACTCTCTACGTTTAAAACCATTAAGATTTCCTTTGTACAAACGACTGAAGTAGTGGTCAACTGTTTTCTTATTTAAAAATAGATTAGAGATAAAGTCCCAGATCTCTTTAAAGATAGATTTACTCTTTCTTGCTTGTTGGATAAGAGCAGGAAACTCTTTGCCTTCGCTTAAAGCGTAAGCACGGAAGTCGTCTGCTAATCTTTCTTCTAGTTGTACAAACGTTAAATCTCCATACAATTCTCTTGCTTCTGCATACAAAGCAGCTTTCTGTTCAGGAGTTAAATACAACTGAGAGAATTCATGCCATGCTTCATGATACGCTTCTGCATAGTTAGCTCCTTCGTATAAGAAGATACCTGCCTTTGACCATACAGCATAAGCTTCAGGATGACTGATAGTCTCATCAAAGATGAAAGGAGTATTTTTAAATATAGGATGATTAGCTACCCAAGCTTTTGCTAAAGTATTCTGCCTACCTGTGATAGAGTTGCTTAAAGCTTTTGCTCTAAAGAAAAAGTCTGGATCAATAAGAGAGTCTTCTGATGGATCCTTATAAAGTGTAGGTCTTCTACTAAGTCTTTTAGGTCCTTTTGCAGGTTGGGGAGTAGGCTGTTCTAAAGCAGCCAGTTCTGCGTTATATTTTACATCATCATTTTTAATGCCTGCATCCATTTTACCATACTGGACAGTATAAATACTTACTACACTATTAAATCTTGAACTAGTAGGAACTCTTTTTACTTTTATTACTGTAATAATTGAGTCATCATCTAATCCTTCAAATATTCCTACATAATCCTCGTCTAATGGAAACTCTTCTTTAAATTGTTTAAGAGTCATGGATTTACCTCCAAGTCCAACTGTAGTATCTCCCACTTTTGCTTCATACTCTGTGACACTTACTAGTGTACCCTCTAAATCTGTAATAGAATTAGTCTGACTTACGATTCTTGTTTGACCTTTTCTATTTCCTTTTTCTACAATTTCAGAAGATATTATTTTTGTAGTTCTTTTTTCTATATCAGCTCTAGCATCTGCAGGTTGAGTAGGAGTAGTCGGTACTTCACTAATAGGTGCAATAGGAGTTGTATCTATTTCATCCACAGCAACTGAAGATGTATTCAGAGACTCAAGCTCAGGACTAAAAGAGAATGTTCTATTCTCTTCTCTTACGTAGTTTGCTCCAAACTCAGGACTCTTAATAAAGTCAGAGTAAGAGTTAAATTGCTTAGTGCTTATTTTACCTTTAGCATCTACTACTAAAGCAGTGTAAGGCTTGTTATCTTCTAAGAATCTTGCATCTACTAATTTGTAAGAAGATTGTCCAATCTTAAGCAAGTCTTCGTCTTGGTTCTTAGATGGCTTTAAATACTTTTTACCATCCTTACCTTCTACTTGATACTTTACTATAAGTTTATTATCATTAGTAGTTGAGAGGAATAGATTAGCCCCTTTAAAGAATCTAATCTTTAAAGTTTCTTCCTTGCCTACTTTGGTAGAGTTTATCTGTCTGTTTAAGTAGTTTAAGAATAGACTAGCATCTTGTCTGATAGACTCATCTATATTTTGAGGAAGAGTACCATTGTTAAAAGCATTAACAAGAATTTGAATATCACTTCCGTTAGTAGGAATGTTTATACCTGTGTACTGATAACGAGCATCTTCCTTCTGTAAGTACACAACCCCAGGTTTAAGTGTATAGACTTTTTGTGCCCCTTTAATAGTAGTCGCAGGTCCTGTGTGTACATAAATGTTTTCACCTACTGCGTTAGTTAAGGGAGAAGTTTTATCCACTCCTGATACAATTCCTGAAATTGGTGATACTAAAATTTCTCCTCTGCCAACTCTTTCTCTAATCTCTTTCTCTGATTGTATTCCTGTTTTCTTTATAGCAGGAATGAAAACAAAAGCAGTCTTAGCAGTAGATGGTTTTCCTTTAGCTGTAAACTTAAGCAAGTTATTGTCAGAGTTTACAAACGCAGTACCTACTCCAGTACCTATTTCAGAAGGATTCTCTTCTAAGAAAGACAACATTCCTTCATTATGAATAGGACGATTGTTTACAGATAATAAATCTCTTAACTCTATTTTCTCTTCAGGAGACAAAGACTTAAGTTGTTTTAATTCGTTTAATCTTTCTACAGATCCTGCAGGCAGTACGAACTCATAAATACCCATCATGCTTTGAATTCTAACTTTCATAGCAAGACTCTTTCCTAAACGCTCTGCTTCAGAGTAAAACTCCATAATGCTATAAGCAAGATTTACTGCTGGATCGTTAAGGGATACGTCTTCTTTTGTTACAGATATTAACTGAAGTTCTAATCCTTTAGTTCCTTTAAGAAGATTTGTCAGACTTAATTCAGTTGACTTTTGTGCTGAGTCATAATTATCTGTTTGATTATTTTCTCCATCTTCTGCAATCTCTGGTGCTTCTTCTAATACTTCATTAGTTGGTGTTTCAACTACAGGAGTTTCAGGAGTAGAGTCTGCTTCACCCATAAGAGTTTTTAAACGAGCAATAAATCTTTCTTTCTTCTTTGGGCTAAATTGTATTGAATCTAAGTTTATATTACCCTGCTTAGCTGCTTCATACATAGCTTCAATTCCTAATACATTCTCAGGATAAACAGCCAACAAAGCAGACCTAACTGCGTTTAAAGAATCTAAGGATAAAAGACTGTCAAAAAGATTCTTGTTAAACTCAGCTACCATTGTACGAGTCTCATCAGCAGTTGGATCGAAGTCTGCTAACTGTTGATTAAACTCAGCCAAGTAATTAGCATACTCAGTGTAAACCTCTCTGTCTACTTCGTCTAATTGACCTGGTATGTTTACTACAGGTGCAGGAGTTACGGGAACAGCAGTGTTAGTAGGATTAGCAGAGAAGTTATTAACCGCTGGAGTATCTACAGCTATGCCCAAAGCAACTTTGTTCATCTCTATAATCTTTGCTACCTGATTTTCAGGAGTAAGACCTTCTAAACTACTTTTGTATATATTAAACAGAGTTCTGTTTCTAAACTCTTCTAAGTCAGTTAACTCACTAGGAGACTGATCTTTTTGTTTTTTGTGATTTTGTAAACTAGTCGCTAAAGAAAATTTTTGTGTATCACTTAAATGTTCGTGAGCTGTTTCACTCAGCTCTCCAGTAGCAAGTTCTTCTTCAGACAACTCTGCTACACTTAACTGAGCTTCTTGTACTTGTTTGGTTTCTGGATTCTTTAAGTTCTGACTTACTTCACGATTAAAATCTTCTGCTGATATTATTTTTCTAGAAGCTAATTCATCTTTAATAGCCTGCATTAACTCAGGAGTATTCTCAGGCATAGGCCCTATCTCTGGAGCCATAGGAGAGTTCTCTACCTGCATACCTTTATCTAAAGCATCTAAGCGTTCTAATGCAGGTAAGAAGGTATCTTGTGCCATCTGCAACTCAAGTAGAGTTACTTGCTCTGGAGTGTTTTCTAATCTAGAAGCAAAGTTCTCAACCCTAGTTCTAATATTAGCATCTACCTTGCTTTGAAAGTTCTTATACTGTTCGTTAATAAATTCGTATCTAGGATCGTTTACAGGAGCAGTAACCATCATTTGTTTAGTTTGCTCTGCAGTAAACATAATAGAAGAAAGAGTAGCATCCTCTGAGGTTGCAGCCTGAGCTTGCTTATCAAACAGTTTAGATATGATTGCTTTCTTATCGTTCTCCTCTAGTCCAGCATACTTATCAGCTAGATTTTTCGTAGTAAGAATGTCTTTACTTACTTTAGCCAAAGACTCTTTATGTTGCTCTACTTGTTCTTCACTTAACTGTGTAGTATCTACAGTAAGAAGATCTTCTTGAAAAAGAACATTATTAAAGAAGTTATACTGAGCTTCTTTGTCATCCAATAAGGTAGTTAGACTCTTGATGTTTTGAATTTCAGGAATAACGTCTAACTGTTTAGCTAGTCTATCAATTGCAACAGTTCTTTTTAAACCTTCGTCTTTGGTGATCTTTTGGTTTTGAACTTGGTTAGCGATTAACTGTTTATACTTTTCAGGGTTGTTTGCTATGTTCCATCTTGCTTGATCTAAGCGTTCTTTTTTCATTGCTCCTTTAGCAAGTAAAGTAGAACCCCCTGAAATAAACAAAGAAGGAATAAAACCTTCTACAAAAGTATCTAAGAAAGCCTCACCTGTTAGTTGATTAGTTTCTTCTACTTCAAAGTTTTGATTAGAAGCATACTGATCTACAACATAGTTACCTACTAAAGAACCTAGTTCTTCTATAGCTTCTTGAGAAGCTCCTGTTAGAGTTCTTCTTAGAGCTGCAGGAGCCATTAACAAAGCAGCCTTAGCAGGTGATATAGCTCCCTTAGGTAATAGTCCTAATAGAACATCTCTCTTAACTGTTAAGCGACTCAGACTAGCAGGATCTAATTTACCTAGTTTAGCAAATGCAGGATCTAAAGCACCGTAAGCAATCTTGCCACTAAACATGTTTACATCAGGTACAATAGATTCTGTAAGACCTTCTACAGCCGCACGCATAGTAGCTACTTTAAATGCATCATCAGAGTTCTTAAAGTTAGAGCGTTCTTCTGCATAAAATCTAGGGAAAGTTGTAGCACTTACTATACCCATAGTAGAAATACGTGGAGCCCAGTTTTTTACAAAGCTAGCATTTGCAGCTTCACCTAATCCTGCAGCAGCACCCATCCTACCATAAGTTAATCCTGCACCTCTACCTACTGCACCTAATCCTTTAGAAATTGCAATAGTAGTAAGTACGTCTGTTAAGATAGGAAGAGTTTGTTCTACAGGAGCCCATAGGTTCCAATGAGACTCTCCGCTTTTATCTATCCATCTTACTTGACTCATAGTAACTCGGTTACCATGAATGTCTCTAGTAATTTCAGAATCGTCTATTTTACTATTCTTGTTTAGATCTTTACCTACAAAGTAAGTAGGAGGAGCAATAGACTCTGCAGCAGACTTAAGTCTGTATCCAAGTTCTTTGTTTCCAAAAAAATAAGCTGCACCTGAAATTTGTTTGGTAAAATTTGAACCTATACTCTGAGCACTTCTATATAGAGTTTCTGACCAAGATCCTTGATCACCTTCAGCAAGCATTTCATTACGATATACTTCCTGTTTTTGTCTATCTTTTTTCTTAGTATACTCTTCTGGGTAGAAGTTCTTTAGGTAAGTATCTTCATTAGTGTAAGGCTTAAGTTTCTGAGAAAGGTTATTAGCGTAGTTAAGTTCTTTTACTACACCTGCTTTCTGCATAGCTAACGCATTCTTCTGACCTTGATCATATGACTGCTTAATTTGAGAATCTAAATCTTGGATTTGTTTCTGATAGTCGTTGATCTTTTCATCTACTGATTGCTTAACAGCATAATTATACTGCATTTCCATACCAGCATAAAGATCCTTATCAGTATCTACATAGGTAGATTTAAAAGTAGATAAGTCTTCTTCGTTATATAGTCTAGATCCTATTCTATTAGATTCTAAATCTGCAAGACTATTGATAATGTCAGAGTTCTTAGTTTGTTTAGATTTAAGTGAAAGAGGAAGACGTGAGTTAGCATTAAAGTCTTTAAGTCCCTTTTCTCTGTCCTCTAAAGCATTTTCAGAAAAGAAAGAATCAGTCTGTTGTTTAGCTAATTTAAACGTATTGATCTGGTTAACCTGCTCTACTAAACCTGCATAAGCTTGTCTTAAGTTTTCTTTTTCTTTGTTACTTAAAACAGACTTAGAAATATTATTATACTTATCACGTAGTTCTTTTAATGCCGCTTGACTTTCTTCAAGACTTCCTTCTCTTAAAGTCCTACTCAATACATCGGCAGATACTTTAATCTCTTGTTGTATTCCTTTGTCTAAACTTATCTGAGGAATCTCAATTCCCTTAAGCATAGAACTAGATACGTTTTCATAAGGGCTAAGCATCTCTGCTTTAGCTCCTCCTGCTAAAATATCATTTACTCCTTTACCAATAGTCAACTGTGCTTGAAAAGGTGCTGCAGCTGCTCTACTTATTTCGGCAGCTGATGTAGATATACTAGCAGCCTGTAGACGAGATACTGGCTTAGATTGTGTAAATGGATCTAGTCCTTGATTCTGAAGTAATGCAATTATAGGATCTTGTGGCATCTAATAGTTAGTTAAAATTACTGTGTAAACAAATATAATTAATTGTAATTAATAAAGATAGATAAATTTATTTCTTATCTATATCGGAAGAATACTTCACAGATCTAGTAGTCTTAGTAGTTCCTCCATCATCTGTAGTAGAGGTACTAATATCAGCTGCACCTATATAAAAGTTATTTAAATTAGGAGCATTTCTAATAAAGTCAAAAGATGTCATACCCCCTAAGGTTCTATCGAAGATACCGTTTACACTTACAGGTAAATTAATATCTTCTCCCTCACCGTACTTATCTATAGCAGTTCTAATGTTTCTAAGGTCTTCTCTTAGTCTGGTATTAGTAGACTCGTAGTCTGTGCCTTCAGAACCTGAAAGGATTGCTGAGATTGCATTTTGATATTTAGAATTGATACCTCTCTTTGGAAGTTTAGCAAGTGCTTGTTCAATGTAGAATAGTTGATCTTTTCCTGTAGCCTTCTCAGCTCTTCTAAAATTCTGTACAGCTTCATTAAGGTTAGAAGCAGCTCCAGCATTTCCATCTTGTCTTGCTTGTTCTGCAATAACAGCCAAGCTACTTTGAACTTTACTAAAGTTCTGTAACAAAGGTTTGATTACAGAAGTGTCAGCTTGGAAACTTACTTTTTGATTTAAGTTATTAATATCAATTGCAGTCTGTCTATCAGCGTTAATCTTTTGCATTTGTCTAGCATCTGCTCTAGCTTCTTTCCAGTATTCGTTGCTGATAAGATCTCTACTTACTTTTTGACTAGCATACATGTTACCCATGTTTGTAGCAAACTTGTCTTGGTAGATTTCCATGTACTCACCTAAGTCAAAGTCTTCTAAGGTAGTAGAAGCTTTTTGTTCTGCTAACAAACGAGATTGTTCGTAGTAAGTTGCTTTTTGTTTAGCCTGTTCTAATTGTGATTTAACAGTAGGAGACTTAGTAGTAGCGTATGCTCTTTCTAATCTGTTTGCCTCATTCCTAAACATCTGTGCATTCTGTGCTGCTGTAGTAGCCTTAGACTGCATATCTTCTACGTAACCTGTATAAGCATTATCTTTACCTATTTGGTCTAGACTATAACCAGCATCCATTTGAAACTGACGTAACTTGTTAGGATCAGTTGCAATGAAAGCTTTAAACTTCTCTGCTAAGTCTGCTGTGTTAAATCCTTCTACGGTTACCTTTTCAATATAAGCAGGTCCCATACCAGATTGCATATTAAAAGTCTCGTTTTGATTAGGCTTTTGAGTCTTCATAAACTCCATCCAATCTTTAGAAAGATCTACGTAAGGAGTATAGTCTTTGCCGTAACCGATCTTTTGACCTAACTTACCACTTTGCATATAGTCGTTAACGTCCTTCATATAGAAGTAGTCATTAACTGCACTACGTTCTCCAGGCTTCATCTTAGACAATTGTTCTTGCCTACGAGATACTTCTTTACCGTTAGAGATAGCTGTTAAGATATATTGATCTCTTTCTAAGGGTTTACCTACGTTTAAAACTGCTTGTACATTTGCTTTGTTAGAGAAGTCTAATCCTGCGCTTGAACTAATAGCCTTTACTAGGTTACCCATACTCTTATCAAAGTACTCTTTCTCTACGTCAGTAAGAATAGAAGAACGTAAGTTATGATAACTGTCAATGTTCTGTTGTACTTTAGCTACACCTTCATCATACATTTCTTGCTTTTTCTGAGCAAACTTTAATAGGTCGTCTGCTGGTAAAGGAGAAATATAATCTGGATATTCAAACTTTGTATGTTGTGCTGAAATTGGCATGGTTTACTTTTTAGATTTTTTGTACATTCCTTTTTTAGCTGTCTTAGTTGCTTTAGCATCTTGATCTTTCATATAATTATAATAGTCAAAAGCAGCTTTCATATTTGCAGGTAAACTCATATCACCTGTAGAATTAACATCATAGCCAGGAGCAACAATAGGAATACCCATAGCTTTAAGGTTTTCGTCTTGTTCAAATTTACCTCTTTTCTCTGTTAAACTAGCAACTGCTGCTAACTTTTCTCCAGACTGAGCATCTCTAGCTTGGCCTACTAAGTTATTGTATACACGATCAAAAGCCTGAGCATTAAACTGATCTGCTTGCATACTCATTTGTGCATTAGCCATATCAGCTTGAGAACGTCCCTGAGCATCGAAGTTTTGCTTAGACTGAAAAGCTTTTTGTTTAGCGTCTAATCCTGCGATGTAAGCCATGTTAGGATCTGCTCCTGATCTCATAGCTGCCATTCCCATATTATCAATGTCTTGTAACTCACTCTGAATGTTTAAAGTCTGAGGACGTACGTAAGGAGCGTCTACTTCAGGAATAGCATAAGAGTAGATTTCTTGTGCTTGAGCTAATCCCATAGCTTCAGGAATAGCTTGATACAAAGGAAACTGTCCTCTAGTGTATTTACCTGTTACTGGTTTTCCCACTTCACCAACAGGAGTTCCTCCAGTTACATCCTGTTTAGGGGTTTCTTCTGGGGTTTCTCCTGGAGGAGTTTTAGCTTTAATTGCATCATAATGCTCAAAGCCAAACATTTTATCATCGCCTTCTTGTGCCCTAAATTTATTTTCAGGTAAGTATTTTTGAAATGCAGGATAGAATGCTTTTTCTCTAAAGTAGTCATCAGCATATAATTTAGAAGCATCGTTTACATCATACCCTTCAGTATCCACCCCCATTAACTCAAAAGCTTTTTGACGAGTCTCTAATTCATTTAATTTTCCTGCCTGTTCTTTACCTATACTTTCTGCTACAATTTTCTTTTCGAAGTCTTGAGGAGAAAGTCCTGAATGGAATCCTTTAATACCAGGAGCTCCTTGCATTCTTGTATTAGATGTTTGAACTAAGTTGCTGATTCCGTAAGACTCAGCTGCCCTTGCTACACTAGTAAGTGCATCTTGATCTAAACCTGCAGGTACTTCTAATCTATAAGCTCCAATAGAACCATCTTTCTTTTGAAATCCGGGATCCCATTTAGCGTAGTTTCGAAGTTGTGGAGGAAGACTTGTAACATCTGGTTGAGGATTCTTTTTACCTCCGTCTTTCATATTAGCAGTAATTTTAGCTTGTACATAACCAGGTAATGATTTAAATCCTGGGTTATTGATACCTGCTCCATTCTTAGCTTCTACTTCCCCGTTAGAATTACCATTCATAATCTGCTGGTCTCTGAAGAGTTCATCAAGAATCTTTTGATTACGTTGCATCATAATACCTGCAGTATCCTTATCTACTTGTTTAGCAAAAGGATTCTCTAAGGTTTTCTTATATGAAGTAGTATCGTAGTTCTTAGCAATCTGAGCAAAGGTTTTCTTAGAGCCTTCTGGCTTTAAGTTGTTAGAGTAAACACGAGTTTCATCAGGAAGGTTTGTAGGGATACCTCCATTCTCATGAGAGGGTCCTTCAGCTATTTCTGTCTCTAAGTTTGGAAGTTGGATAAACTCTCCTCCTTCGATCTCTACATCGTTCATGCCATCACTAGCATAACGTTTATTTATTTTTGCACCCATTTCGGCTTTGATTGTAGGTTGATACTCTGTTCCACCACTAGTAGTAGGACCATACATAAAGTTATAGTCGTAAAGAGGTTTAGAGTTTTTTTGTTGAATTGATTCAGTTAATTTACGTTGATTTTCTAAGTCTTGATTATATGTAAGAGCTGCATCTAATCCTAGTAATCCAAGATTTAATGCATCTCCAAAGTCCTCTCCAAATTTAGGAAGTTTCTTTTTTGTTTTAGGATTATACTGAGAAGCTACTTCATTACTTACATCTTGAGCATCTTGTATACTTTCAGGAGTAGTAGTAAAATATTCTGCTTCATCTAAGGTTTGATCTTGATTACGTATATCTGCAGACATTCTATCTCCTATACCTTGACGTTCTGTAATAGGAGCAATAGAAGATTTTTTAGCAGGAGAGATTTCCAACTCTCCATATGCCTTTTCATACTCTCCTTCATTCTTAGGTTTGCCTAATCCCATCATATCTTTAGTGATAGGCTTAATCTTACTAGCTATCTCTTCTATAGTAGGATAGTCTTGAATAGGCTCTAGACCTGCTCCAGATATTTTGTCTACAGGTTCTTTCATACCTGATTGACCAAATCTCTTAAAAAGATTGTTTCTTAACATGTTTTAATGATTAATGTTATTAACTTAGTATGTTAATAAGTGCTTGAGAATAAGCTAGTTATACAAATATACAAGATTAATAAAAAAAAGCAAGGGGTAATTGCTTACCCCTGACCTCGTGATTTCTTTAAGTAGTTCTTACTAGACTTTAACTTTGAAGCTTTAGTTTTTGCTACTACTCCCTTTCTGCGAATCTTTGGTTTAACTTTAAACTTAGAAGCAGTAGAAGTTGATTTTGATTTAGATGCTTTAGCGGCCATATATTTAGTTTTAGTTTATTTAGTTATTAGCACTTCCAACGCCTACGTGCTTGTCTGATTCTGCTATTAGGATCATTCTGTGTAGCCTGAGAGGATCTACGCAATTGACCTAATGAACGAGCACAGTAGGACTTTCTACGATTAGCTGCTTTGCTACCTGGCTTTACCTTACCTGTAACAGCAGTACTTAGTTTAGATCCAGGGTTTGCTCTACGATAAGCCATTACACCTTTCTTAGTCATACCTGCTCCTTGTTTAGTAGGACGATAGTTTGCTCCTGGACCTTTAGTAGTCTTAGCAATGTTTCCTCCCTTAGCCATGTAAGCAGCTTTAAGTCTGCCGCCTGCCATAAATTTGTAACCATACTTAGAAGCATCTTGTCTAGCTTCAGATACGTTTCCACTATTAGCTGCTACAAATCTTGCTTTAGCTACTGAGGTAGGCATCTTACCACCGTCAGCCATCTTAGCTTTAATCTTGCGTTCTTGTTTAAGCATCTCTGGAGTAGGCTTCTTTCCAGAACCTCTCTTAGCACGGATGTTATTCCATAAAGAATTTTCTACACCCAGTTTATTTAATTTCTTTTTCATATTATTACGTTTTTCCAAGTTTTACCTCTATGGATGTCTTTTACAGAATAGTAACTAAGTCCTAACATATCTGCAACTTCTTTTGGCTTATGTCCCAATTGTAGTTTTGTTTTTATCTTAACTACGTCTGACTCGGTCAATTTTGCCATACTGTGTGCTTCTCCAGATTTCCAATTCTTAGATAATAGTTTTAAGTGTTTGTTTTTGTATTCTGTATTTTGCCAGTTTTGTTTTTGTTGCGCAGACTTTGCTTCCTTGGTTTCTTTACTTCTCTTTATTCCAGTGTTACTTCCTGCAATCTTTGCCACGTTATACTCAGGCAATAAAGTATCTAAGTAATGTTGTTCTCTTGCAAGTAGGTCTTGAGTTTCACATTCTTCTATTATCTCTAATTTAAAATTGTCCTCTCCGTATTTAATAACTGCACGAATTAGAACAGTACAAGAGCTTTTATTTATTCTTATATGATTAAGGTGTGTATAATATCTTTTAATAAAGTTCTGGCTACTTCCTATGTAAAAATGACCATTAACTAGGTTGGTGATTTTATAAATAACTCCACTACGACTCTTGTTAGTGATGTACTTAGTTACCTGATCTTCTGTTAAAGACAACATACTATTTCTTTACTTTAGATTTTTTTAGGAAAGAAGATAAGTCATAGTTTACTTTTTCTCTATTAAATTGTTTAGCAAGTTTATTTGCTAACTGTAGTCTATTTGATTTACTTTTAACTCCTCTTAAGATAGCAGCTACTCCATCTACCATCTCTTTATCATCACCTTCTACTTCTCCGCCTTCTTCCATCCTACGTAAATTAGGATTAGGTCTAAATTGTACTTGAGCATTATCCCTCTGGGGAGTTCTTATAGTTGAGTTATAAGGAGAGTTTTGCGTAGCTGAACTAAAATCTCTAACTGTTGATGCTGTCTTAGATATTACTGGATTAGAAAAAGTTTGAAATGTTTTAGCTTTAGATGCCATACTTGAAGCAAGTCTCGCAGAATTAGCCATCTTTGCAGCATCTGCAGCTGCACCAAACCACTTAGATGCTCCACCACTAGCAGCACTAGCTAAGTCTAGACTCATTCCTGTATAATCCCCCTGATAGGCATTCAAACCTGCACCAAGAAGTGAAGCCACTGTACCTACTGGTGGTGGAATGTAAGAAGCTGCATCTAAAGCAAGTTCTATTCCGCCATTAGGCATCTTACGTTTTTTAGAATTCTTATATGCACCCTTAAGCTTAGAACCTGAGGGTGCACTGGGAATTATAGAACCGTTTACTCCTGGGACAAACATAATTTAACGAAGTGGTTTACCTGCTTTGTATTTAGCTAAGCGATCCAATACTAACTTCTCATTAGCAGATACTCCCTTGTAAGGAGACATCTTAGAAGAGTTTTGCTTAGGAGAGTTTTTCTTATACTTAGAAAGGTTGTTGAATGCACTAGTAACATATGCAGGTTCCATTCTGGTATTTGGCATCTGTTTTAAATTAGAAGCTGTACTCATAGGCTTCTTAGCTTTAATAGAAATTTCTTGCATACGTACTGGCTTATTCTGAGTTCCATGAATAGCTTCTAAGTCAGGACTTAACTTGGATTTACTAGCAGTTGTAGAGGTTTTAGTCTTAATATAAGACTCATAAGCCTTCTGTGTTTGTGGTCCCCAAGCTCCATCAGCAGCAATATTATATCCTTTACTCTTAAGCATTTGCTGATACTTCATTACCTTCTGTCTTTCAGGAGAAAGATTTGAACCTTCTAACTGGTTTAAAGTACTCTTAGCCGCCATGTTTAATGGATCAATTGGTTTTACTGTAGGCATATCCATTTCTCTAGGCATATCCATTTCCATACCATCTGCTCCTTTACGCATTCCTGCAAGAGTCTTAGCTAAGTTAGCTCTCTTTACAGTGGTACTAGAAAACTTTTCTTTGTTGCTTAATACTTTATCACGAAATGCAGGTACAGACATACCAGCATTCTTAGCTTGTGCAGTAAAAGATCCTGGCTTTTTAATAGCAGACTGGATCCACTTGCCTCCTGATTTCATTTTCTTACCTCCGCAACTCATGCAGGTAGAATAAGATTTCTTTAAACGGTTCATATAGTTTAATTTAGTTATTTAGTTTAGTGTCAATTGATATAAAGTAGAAGTAATCAAAGCAATGATCTCATCTACGATATTTTGTAGATGGGTGTTTTCGTTTCCGAATACATTACGATGCTTCATTACATAGTCTTTCATGTAAGTAAGATGAGCTTTAGCATTCATATACTCTGATCCAGGAATCTTAAAGTTTAAGCGTTTTCCAATAGTTCCGAAGTATGCTTCTACTAAATCATCTAATAGACCAATTACTTCTGAGTAGTAACCGTCTAAAGCTTTGTGCTCACTAAACGAAGTTGTTTGTAAGTGAGCTAAGTGAATGATGTCCCTAGACTGGAATAACTGTCCCAGTACTATTTCGGGTTTAACTGTTGTGAAGAGTTCTTTTTCTTTCATGATATTATGGGTTGGTTTGGGTTATTTGAATGGTGTTAATAAACTTAAATCTAGAGTACTGATCTTGAATCAATCTTACTTTAGCAAAATCAGATTTGATCTTAGACTTTTGATAAGATACAGACACAGGTCTTACACTCTTAGTATTAGGTACTTTGTCTATAGGGTATTGAGTAACTAAGTCACTCCACTGAGTCGACCATAGAGGTTGACCATTTCCTTGAGCTGCAACGTTCCAAAATCCATTAAAGGTATACAAGTGTTCTCTACGAGAGATAAGAGCTTCTATGCCTGTTGCTGTCATTCTAGGATAGGTAATCTTCTGTCTTGTGTTACCAAACTCTTCAGGAATCAACTTAATGATACCAGTAGACTGTTCTTTGTTATAAATAATAGCCTTAGTAAAGTTTGCTAAGTTTTTCTTGTTAGCAGTAGACAAAGAATAGTACTCGTAATCAGAATAGTATTCCTGAATGTCCTGCATCAAAGTAACAGAGTTAATTGTAGATACTTGCGGGAAAGAGTTTACATTATACTCTAGAATATAAGGATACAACTTGTTGTAGTAATTCTGATAAGTATAGATAGACAAGTTATGATTCCAAGTAGATGCTCCTGTAGAAGTATTAATCAAAGTTTGGAAATGACCAAGTAAAGGAACAAAGAAGTTAGGAAGGAAAGAGTAAAAAGAAATAAAGTTCTTTAACTTAGGGGAGTAAGCTACTGTCCAAGACTTGTTCTCAAAGAAAGCTGGATCTCCAAAAGAAATTACTATCTGTATACTTCCACTATCTACTACATACTTAAGATAATTACTATCTGCCACGTCTGTAATATATCGTACAACTGACGCACTTCCAGGTCTATACTCAGGCTTGACTCTGTAATCTAACTTAGTAATAAACACTCTCTCGTATCTTTCATCCCATCCCATAACAATACCTAATCCAATAGGAGGATTGTCAATGTCTGCATTGGGAATATCTTTAAGGATTTGGAAAGGTAAGTTTTGCTTAAACCAGTTGTAATTGTTTTCTGTTTTAATCTCGTTAAACCCGTCTCCAGTAATTTGATAGATATGCCCACGTTTAGCGTCTACCCAGAATGTTCCGTACTCACACTTAACATAAGCTTTGTGTTGAGTTCCAATATAACCTAGATCACTCTTAGCCAAGTCAACAGGCTTCTGTTTGAACATCTCTGCATTACCAATCTCTAACTGATAAGGAGAAGTAGTGCTTAGAGTAATACGAGAGTTGTAAACCTTAGTAGTATTTTCAAACCTAGCATATACTCTTTCGTTCTCTCCTGCATTTAAGTCAACTAAGCGTCCTCCTTGCTTAGGGAAGTCATAGAAATTACCTGGACGAAATACTCTCCAAGCATCTGAAAGATAGTTAGAAGAGTTTGCAGGATCAGAATAGATTACACGGTTATGGTGAATAGACAAACACTCTAAAGAAGGATACTTTAATCTATAAGGTAAGTTAGGACTTAAGTTCTGTGCAGAGTAAGTAGCATTGTAGCTATAGAAGTTGTCAAACTTAATAGGTACGTTTACTTCATGCAACCAGTCATCTGGGATACCATCTCCTACGTTAGGATAGAAGTTCTCTTCTAAGTCATTTCTTCCATGACGCAAGTCTACGTTAATATCAGACTCTACATAGAATACTGGTATACCATAAGAAGCTGTGTAGAAGAATCCATCTCGGTCTACATCTGCAGTACTATTTGCTGAGTCAAGATTAATTTTTGGAATATAATCATTTAACACAGAAGCAAAAGCAGTTACAAAAGCAGCATTAGCTGCGAGGTCTGCAGCTGCTGCAGCTTGTGATCCTAAGTTAAGTAAAGCAGGAGCTTTCTTTGCTGCTATAGCTAATCCAAGAGCAGTTAAAGATCCAGCTATATCTCCTGCAGTAATAGGTTCCGAGGAGTTACCTGCATAATAGGTAGGATATCCTAAGTTAGGAAACAACCAGTAATCAAAAGGAACATTATCTACCTTAGCTGGTAAGTTAGCTAAGTTACGAGTAAAGAACGAGTGTTTACGTTTAAGTGCAAACTGATTAATATAAGTGTCTCCTCCAAATGCAGGATAGAAAGTTCTTTCTACTTTTAAGTATCCAGAATCATCTAAACTTACATCAGCACTGTATCCAGTAGAAACGTATTTAATATTTTCTATAGGACCGTACTGATTAGGAAAGTTTCTTTTAATTGAAGAATAGTAGGCTCTAGTATTTGACTCTACAATCTTAGAAGGATTATCTTCTAATCCTGCTTGAGAAATTGTAAACCTTGTAGTATCTCTAATTAATAAAAAGTTATTTTCTAGAGGCTCGTTTGTCTTTAGATAAACAGAAGTTTCTCTAAGTCTGTTATGTAGAGGAAAATTATCATTTAACTCAACTATCTTATCATTAGCATAAAGTCCGATATCTAATACTCTTCGTTTGTTTCCAGTATTAGGAATAGACTCGTATTTAGTATAGTTACCTACTGAATTGTATTGCCATGCTAACTCTCTATAAGAAAGAGACTTTTCAATTAAGTCTTTCATAATAGAAGTGTTAGTAATAATTTCTGTTACTCTACCCTCAAAAACAGATCTAGAACCTGCTGTGACACCGAGATCAGACTCAGAACTTGTAACGTAAGATAAAA